TTGAATCATTAAAGTAATAAAAAATACAATCAATAAACAAACGAAATATTTATATAATTTTGGAGAGAGCATTTTCAAAAAAAAAATTATATATATATTCTTTTTTATTTTCTTTTATTTTCTTTTATTTTCTCTTTTTCTCTTTTTCTCTCTTTTTTTCTCTTTCTTTTTCTCTTTCTCTCTTTCTTTTCCTAGAAAACTATAATATCTTATATATTATATAGAATAAAATGTCAAGTGCTTTTTATCCATTAGGTATGAAATCATATAATAACAATGTTCCTCAAGGAGGATATAAAACGTGGAAAGGCACCGGCGTTTTTAGTAATCCTGTCGGTATTTCCGCCGGTCACATTCGTCCTTTAACCAATAAAGATCCAGGAAACGTTTTTCCTACCGGATTTGGATTACCTCGACCCATTAAACATTTTAGAAAAGGTCGAGTCATTCCCGTTCCTCCCATTCCTATCCAAGATCCAAATAATTTGGCTCAAACTTTTGAAACTTCTCTCATTGATTATAATTTAAATCGAAATGTCAAATCATCCTATGGTAGCTCATTAGGAGGCGGTGCAGGAGGACGTGGTCTTCTAAATCAAGTAATGGATACTCCTGGAAGTTATCTGGTAAAACAAAATAATCCAGGAGAAATATCCAATGAGGCAAATCTTACCGCGGATTGTGAAACGTGTCAAGGGGTAGGTCTTATCGTCAATTATTATCCCAATAATACGTATTTAACCGAAAATCCGGAAACTGTTACTACAACGCCTCCTTTATGTTGTAATGAAGAGAGAAAGGCGAGAAGACGCGCTCTACCAGCCAATACCAAACTGCCTAAAAATTACTATACGACGCATTTTCAATATCTACAGAATCGTTGTCAAACCTATGAACAACGCGCATTCAACTTCCAAAACAAAGCTTCCGAAGAATTGCTTGCTGCAAACACAAATAATCCATACATTACCGCTGCAGCGATAAAAGCATCCAAACCGGGAGACCCACTTTCTTATTTGAATACTTATTTCGCAAATTGTCAACCCAACGGCGAAATTCAAGAGGCTTCGGAACTCAATATCATTGATAAAGTGGTTGACATCTTCAGTAAACAAGGTATTCTCTCTCCAGAACAAATTACCAGTCTAAAATCATTGGTTTATGTTTCGATCAAAACACTTGAAGATTTCTACCAATATTTGAATCATTTACCTAGTCCCGTCAAAGAATTAGCGCTTGCAACGTTTGTCGCTTTTATCAGTAATCCTTATGTAGGCGTCCCATTCAGTGGTCCATCCAATTATTTAGGATGTAAATTAGTAGTTTATAAACCGAATAATCCACAATTTGCACAACAAGGTGCCGTTCAAAGTAGTACTAGAATATTAAAACTCAATGTCGACACCATTAATTGTAATTTACAAAGTTTTTATGAACCAGCCAGTTGTAATATTACGACCCCTTTTATTTTGAAAAGTAAATCGCAACCTTGCCGACCTCAGTATTTTACTAAAAACGGCAATCCAAAAACGTGTTTCAAAAATGCGGATGATTATTCGGCAAAAGATGTTCCTGGAAATGTATATCGTGGACGTTATTTTGCAACGGCACCCGGAGGATTACCACGATAACTTTAGAACCCATTATGATGAGGAACCTTGAATTTTTCACACCATTTGATCGATTTATAAATATGCATTTTCGTCATTTGATTTATTTTCTCTTTATTATTGTTTTTAAAAAAAACAATCATTTGATGAATGGCATCTAATTGTTGTTGTCCAATAATAATATTAATATCATTTATTTTTGAAATAAAATAACAGGGCAACAACGATTCAACAATCGAAGAAATATAAACGGTTTTTTTCTCTCGATATTCTTGAAATTTTTTCAAATAATAAACCAGTTTTTCATAATACGTTTGTCTTTGAGAAAAAGACAAAGAGTCATCCATAAAATTCTTACAAATGAGATATTTTTCAAATGTGACAACGTTACTCACAGTTGGTTTCATTACATACGTTTTTTCATAAAGGGATGTTAATAAATAGATCATATCCAAAATCGGTTTCAAGAATATACTATCTATTTTAATCATACAATAACCGCCTTGTTTTTGTCTTTTCAAAAGAAGAATAACGATTTGAATCAATCCAATGATGTATTCGTTTTCATTTTGATATTTCTCTTTGTCCAATTCATAAAAAATAAAATCAAATGTTTTTTCATCCTTTTTTTGTTCTTGTTCTTTGAAAAAATAAGTGTAAGATTCGAAAGAAGAGATTTCATCTTTCTTACCATCTCTTACGAATTCGATACATTCTTGAATGGATTCAGGATTTGGACTAATCGTTAAAACCATAATGTTTTTTTTATGGAAATTTTCGAATAAATAAACAGTTTTGATAATTTCATAAAAATCATAAAAATTTCTTTTTTGATTTTGATTTTGTAATTTACTTATAAAAACATTCGAAAAAAGGCATTCATATGGATGAAATATTTTTGAAATGGATTCCATTTTAAAGTAATTCAACGTATCTTGATCAAGTAGTTCAGAAAATACAGTATTTTTTATATCTTTGAAAAAATCAGTTGGATATTCGTGGTTACTAGAGGTTTGTAATGTAGTAAAAAGATGAATGAATTGTTTGGTTATTTTGTGATAGAAAAAAAAAAGACTATGTGAAGTATAGGTTAAAAGTGGTTCATTTTGGATCGTGATTTTGATGGAAAAAGGATGATTAGTTTTCGGTAATAAATAATAGGTCATCGGAAGAATAGATTTATGATAAAATTAAATTTTATATATAATTATATCATAATTTTTAAGTGTTTTCTATTTCAAATATTTTTATTATGGACTCGCACTTTCGGTAGGAGACGATTCTAATAAAATAATTTTCTTATTGATTTTCTTGATTTTTGGTTCTTTTTCCTTCACTACCTTCTCCTTCACCACCTTTTCTTTTTTTTCTTTTACTACTTTCTCTTTCTTCTCTCTAGATTTCTTAATCACTTTCTCCTTATTTTCTTTTAAATCTGTTTCTTTTGTTTCTTTTGTTTCCAGAATGGAAACATTCGAAACATTCGAGTCATAATCTTCTACATCAATTTGTACTTTTTCAGAATTAATATTCCTTATTTTTTGAAAGATAAAATACCGATTTAAAAACGAAATCTTCTTTTCATTCGTGTTCATTGTATAAGCCTCTCCGTAATCCTTTTTCTTAAAAGGATTTTTTTTACATTCATTTTCCATTTCTGAATACAATTCACTAAACATCCCACTTCCTTCTTGAAATCCAAGGGTTTGTGCTTCCGTACGATCTATCAATTTGAATCCATAATCTTCCATCAAACGAGTCATATAATCAAAATTCACCAAATATTCGGGCATAAATTGATTAATCGTTTCCTGATACACATCGATTTGATATCCAATCGAACTCGAATTGTCTTTGAATTCCGTCGCGTTGTATCCCTTACGAACTTCCCATATCTTCTTACCATCTTCAACGATTTGAACACTTTCTCCCGGCTCCTTTTTCTTTAATAATTGAAAGATAGTTTCACCGTCATAACACGTACCAATAAAATAACCGTCTAATTTGGTACATTCTGCCAAATTACGTAAAAATCCTGTCAAAGTTTCTGGATTCTCCCATAAATAGTGGATTGCGAATTGACACGACGAGACATTAAATCCTTCTTGGCCTTTCCCATATTGTCTTACTACTCCTTTCCCTAATTTATCCTCGTCTTTGGTTCCCTTTCCAAAAACCGCATTCGTTATTTGTACCGCTTTATCGTTTAGCATTGCCGAGCCATTACGAATATTGAAGGCTGAATTTCCATTGACAAAAAGCGCATAAGGCATATTCTTATTCTTTTTTCGATAATTCAAGAAACGCGCACACGCACCATCTAAACGATTCTCCAAATTATCTTTCGAAATATCAATACCAAACACGAAAGATAAATGCGCGGCAATCCATTTCGGAAAATCGCCGCCCTTCCCACACGCATAATCGACCAAGGTATCGCCGCGTTTGGAAACGCCTAAAATCAATTTTCGTTTGACATATAGATTATGAAAATCGCGTAAACCGTCGGTTTTCGACAAAGCCCGACTTCCAGAGACGCGATTGTAATAAATATCTTCATTGACTGATAAATCTGGAATATTAGACCCAGAACAAATCATTTCTTCTGTAATCGGATTATGAATCGATTGCCAATTACTATTAGCAACGTGATACGCATTTCCGAAATTACTTAGTCCTTGACGATATTCCGCCGTTTTATCATAACGAACTCGAAGGGGAACCCATCGCCAACCCTTTTCCAAATCAAGATTATAACTGAATTCAACAATTGTATCCGTTTGAAATACGTCACCTTCTTCGGTAAACATTTGTTTTACATTATTATCATCATTACGAAGCATCATATGGGCGATCCCTGCCTCTGGATCATATGGATTGGTCGGATAGAATTGAACCGGTTTGGCCTCTTTGGTATTTTTCTCTTCGCTATTGTCAAATTCCGGAAGCCGGTCTTCCAAAACGTCTTGGCAAGGATTCAAGTATCCGTGCATTTTTTCAATAAAAGTACAACGTAATTGAATTGTTTTATATTCATTTAATTGAACCGATTGCATCGTATTGGTTCCTTCTTCAAAAATTGGGGTGATCAGATCTTCGCCGTTCACCGTTTTCACGGTAGTGATCAAGAAATCAATGGTATTATATTGTGGCGGTTTCCATTTGAAAGACCATTCCCACGTGATTTTTGAAAGAGGCCCCGTTTTCAAATTCTTACCCGGTTCGGATTCTTCATTGGCACCGACACCTAAAAAGGCGGGTGTAAAAATGAGTCCATCGGTATTGTATTCAAAAATGTCCGCATTGGATTTCGATAAGATTTGTCTACAGGCTTCAAAGATGCTATCTTTTTCTGGATTCAATGGATAGAATTGTTTGCATTCAATCCGAATGGGCGATAAGATTTCATTGTCTTTTTTATATTTGGATGCGATGGTTGTAGAGGTTTTGGTTTCTGTTTTACTCATTATCGAAACCGCCGATAATGCTTTGGTAAAATTTTTTAAAAGCTGATATCTGGATTCGGATGCTTTTTCTTTCTCTAAATCTTTTAAGATAAACGGAAATCCACGAACATCTTTTTTATGTAAATAATAAATATCAAACGCAGCGTATAAATTAATGAAAACCCCCGCCTTGTCTCGCATAATCAATTCTCCATCGATTAGACTTCCAACCAATTCTAGATTGTTCGTTTTTGCCCCTGTAAAAATAATACACATATTCATATTGATCAAATAGATTTTTCCGGATTCTGCGACAAACAAAAGGTGCCGTTCACCGTCCGCCTTTTCGGTAACGGTATAGTTGCGACGAATATTAGGGACGGTCGAATTTTCATCGACCGGGGCGACATTTTGCATTTGAAGGGTATAAGAAGAGGGACCGATAAAATTATTATTGTAAACAGGTTTGTTGGCATCGTATTTTTCTTTGTAAATCATTTGCATATATTGTTGCATCGTCTCTCTTTGTTCTACATACGAAACCGGATAATTGGTTCCTTGAAGACCGCCCAAAACAAATTTGATACATTTCTTCAAGGCTTCCAACACCGATTTCGCATCTTTGTAATTCGTTCCTGGTCCGATCATTGTATTATCAATTTCCAACTCGATTTCATAACTTTCTGGATTGGTGAAAACGCCTGATTCTTCGGTGGTATACGCCAATTTATAGTCCCTACCAGCTTTCGACGACGTTTTCACGATACTGATATCTACATTCACCGGATAATCAGCGTGTTTGAAAGTGACACGATTCATATAACGAAATGTTTTCTTGGAATTGTTCCAGGTTTCAATAATTCCGCGATTGACCCCGACCAAACCATATGTTTCTTCTTCAGTCTGATAGGAAACACGAAAATTAAAATCGTTAAAGAAGACGGGTTTGACAGGAATACGAACGTCTTTTCCATCTTTGGAAGAGAGAAAGGCAGGTTCTTTCTTGGTAAATTTCACGGAATGCGACGACTTCTTAATGATTTCACTGACGTTGTTTGTTCGGCAATATTCTTGGATAAGGTGATACCCATTGATTTCCGTACGAATATTGGATACTTTGAATCGTCCTGTTCGTCGGTCTAAAAATTCATTTTGGATACGTAGACTCGAATCACCATTTTCATTGGTAGAAGTAAATCCAAGAGATTTCATCTTTTTAATCACATTATCATAATCGTTCTTGGAGAGAGGTTTTAATCCGGTAATTCTACGATCGCCGGTACCAAAACGGACTTCTAATTCATTCTTTTTTTGAATGTTTTTAATATTGACGGTGGACTGATAATAGAGTTGAATCAATTTATCCAAATAAAGGGCGTTTTCTTTTTCTTTTTTTGCCTTTTCTTCTTTGGAATACGTAGTAGGATGTTCTTTTTTCTCATAGATTTCATCTTCCTCGTTTATATCCTCTTCTAAATCAACCCCGGTCGTTTTGATATCTTCTTTTTCTGTATTCATCATAATATTCCTAATATATTATAATGATAAAACTTATTTTTATCTTATTTTCTATCTTTTAAATTGAAAAATAAATTCAATTTTATAGTAGGGGGACGGAAGTCCCCCCTACGACCCCCACATTGTAAAGGGTAAATGCATTTTCCCTTGATAACTCGGCGCGGGCTCTACAACAATTTCTACAATGATATTTCGCAAAGCACAATATCATTGTCCACTATTTTGTAGAAACTTGCGCCGAGTTATGCAATAATATCCATCCCCGAAGGGCGCCCGAAGGGAGGAGGGGTCATAGGGGAACCCTCACGGAACCTATGGTTCCGTAGAGGTTCCCTTATAATATGACTTGGACAATCGCCTCATAAAGTGCCTGTTTCGATTTATTTTTTATCTTGGCCGTTTTCTCATCATGATACGTTGTTTCCAGACCAAGTTTCATCGAAAAATCAATTAAATCTGCTACTTTATAAGCACTCATCGCCTTAACTGGTTTTTCAATATTCTCAATTTTATAAAGAGTGTTTCGATAATTTTCTAGTAATAAAGGATTTGTTCCTTGATAAATGTATCTCGTCATTTTGGAAGGCTCATCTACGCGTTTGATTAAATGAATGGGTTCTCCTTCATTTTCATTCATTTCAAAATACGTTTTCTTGGAAACATACAAAACATTCATCTTTTCCAAATGACAAAGTGATAAAAAAGTACCAAGATCAATGATTTGTTCATTTACTAAATCATTTTCAATATGTGTCATTGATGGAAATTTAATGGATTGTTTTTTGAAGATTGCTTTTTTTTCTCGTAAGACATCGACATAATCGATTTTTATTTTTTTCTCTTTTACTAAGGTAATTTTCTCATTATTCAATAATTCATAACTCGTTTCCCCATTTTTCATTACATAAAAACACCAAAAAAGTCCATCTTTTTGTCGGGGTGAAAAAAATTCTTCTTTTTCTTTTACTTTTTTCTCTTGTTTTTCTTTTTCCTTTTCTTTTTCTTTTTTCTCTTGTTTTTCTTTTTCCTTTTCTTTTTCTTTTTCCTTTTCTTTTTCCTTTTCTTCCTTTACTTTTTTATCATTTATATTTTTAATACGTAAAGAGGTAAACATATAATATTCTAAATCGTTTAAAATATTATCTATATCAGGGGATATTGTTTTTGTTTCTTCTTCCTTTTCTTCTTCCTTTTCTTTTTCTTTTTCCAAAGATTTTGTATTCATTACCATACTCATTATTTTGGATATACTCATTTTCAATTAATTAACTAGAATTGGCTTCAACTAAGATATTATCTTCGTTGTCTTTATTATCTTTTGTAAAATATATATTTTTAAAATCTTCCTTTTGTTTTTCCACAGCATCCAAGGTAATCTCTTGTGTATTTACATAATGAATATACAAATTCAATTCATTTACTACTTTTTTAGATAATTCGGTTAAATTAATATGGACTCCATATTTATTTTCATTCAAAACCACTTCTTGATGTTTACTTAAGATTCTTAAAATTTCAATTTGATTGAATTTATTCATATTTTCAATGGAATCGCGAATGTAATTTAATTCGCTAACACTATATTCATTCAATTCATTCAAACAAACGGAAACAATGGAATTCAATGGACTAATTGTATTGGTTGTTGTTGTTGTCATTTTTCTTTTTGGTTTGGTTTTTCTTTTATTTTAATAAATATCAAATTATGTTTAAGTCTTTTTAGGGGGGATATACATCTACTACGTAGTGCCCTATGACCCCCTCACGTGATTTTTGGCGCGCGAGTTTCTACAAAGAAAAAAAACAATGATATTCTGCATAGCACAATATCATTGTAGAAATGGTTGTCGAACCCGCGCCGAGTTATGTAATGTTTAACAAAGTAAAAAAGCAAGGAGGGGGTATCCCTCCCGTAGGTAAGGGAAGGGGGGACTCCCTACGGGTGTCCCCCTACCGGTTACCTTTGATAAAAACTAATTGAAATCGATTCCATAATTTATTATCAAATTCTGGATACATTACATCGCCTCGAATTTCAATGGAACAATTCTCCAATGGAATGGTGGTAAAAGTAAAATCAATATCTTTATACAATTCTAATAAACAGCCAATATTCCATCCATTTTCAATTATCTTTCTAGACATTCCTACTTCTTTCAACCAAATGGCCTCATCAAATGTTTTTGCATAATTAGTTGTACTAAATATTTCACATTGAATTAAATATTCTAATGTTTCTCGATTCATTGAAAAAATATAAGATTGAACGTGACTTTTATGAAGGGGATCACGTTCAATATTAATTGTGCTTCCAAATAACTTTACATTATCTTTCAATCCATCTAAATATACAGTTGTCCATTTTTCTTTGTAATAAGAAGGTAAAAATGGTCCAATCACGGAGGAATTCACAAAAATAAAAGAATCATACTTGAGATATAATTGATCATTCAATAAAGCATCACTCCAACCTCCATTATCATACCCAACATTATCTCGAAACATTTTTGTTACATTCACATAATCGGGTAATTCAAAGACATTGTTTTTATCATTGGAAATGACTAAAAAATCAATATCTTCATCATAAAAAATTGCGTTTTTTATAAAATGTTCGACTCGTTCATTATATTGGTGAAAAACAAACAAAACCAACGTCTTCATATGATTAATATTAATATATATATTTATTTAATTTTACACCTTTGCCACGCATTTGAAATGTGCGAAGGTGTAACAAATGTAAATTTAGTTACTCAATAACTCGCCAATAATCGAAATATATTTATCATTCAATTCAAATCGTTGTCCAATGACACGAATATCTATTTTATCCCCTTCATTGACTTTGGAAAAGGAATCATCATTATAATGGTGATCACGAGCAATAAAAACCACGATGGGGGAAGGCGTATCAAAAGCGCTTTCAGCACGAATGCCTGCCTTGGTAATATTTTTCGCAAGACAAGAAATCAACATTCCTTCGACTGGAAAACAGACGTCGCATTCAAAAACAACTTCAAAGGAAATTTGATTCCCTCGAACAATCAAGCCGCTCGAATAAGTAATAATTTTGGAAGAACCCGGTTTAATAAATCCTTCAACGACACATTTTCCTTCAAATTGAACGGCAATATTACGTTCAATGGTTTCACGTATGTTTTTTCCTACGGCGGTAATGGGTAAAAGAATACTTCGGGTTAATAAATTACGCGAATAAATGGTAAAGGATTTTATTTCTCTCTTTTGTGCCATCGTTGCCATTATTATATAATAAGAATATCTTTATGTTTTTATTCTTATTATAAATTTAATGTTTTCAATTTTCCTGCCACTTTTGGAAAATCCACTTTTTAGAAAAAAGTGGAGCAAAAATCCTGGTTGAATTTTTTGCAAAACCACTTGTTGAATTTTTGCAAAACCGCTTGTTGAATTTTTGTAAGAAAATTTTTTACAAATTCACAATCGATTTTCTAACCACTTTTTAGAAAAAAGTGGTGCAAAAATCCTGGTTAAATTTTTGCAAGAATACTTTAGATTTTTGTAAGAAAATTTTTTACAAATTCACAATCGATTTTTTCTTAAGCTTTTCCCCCGGATTTTGCGCCACTTTTCTTAAAAGTGGCTATTCAATCAAGTCCATCACCGCCAATTCTTTTAAATAACGTTTGGAACAAGATTCCACTAACAATCCGTTGGCGTAAATACCGTAATTTCCATAATAATTCTCGTTTTCTAAAGCAATATGATAAATAGTATAATTACCTGGAACGGAATAAACGGTGGTTCTTTCATCGACGCAAGCGGGAAGACGATACTTATCATCGGTAGAGTAAATCTTTCCATTGACTTCAATCGTTTTCTCCTTTTGTTCTTCCGAAACAAATTCATCGACTAAAATAGAATGACAACCGGTAATAACAAGAGGTTCAATGAGTTCTTCAAATTGTTCTTTGGAACATTCATAAAGCTGTCCTGGGATTCGTTGTTCGCACGCTTCATGATAGATTTCTCTCTTCCCAATGATATCAATCGGTACAAATCCGTTTTTAAAGGTTCTTACATAATCGCCCTTTCGTAAATCTTCAATAGGAACGTATCCTTTGGCGGTTAAAATTTTACTTCCTTCTTTGAAACAAGGAGGGGGTAAGTTTATACTATAAATACCTGATTCATATTTTTGTACATATAAATAACTATTATATACCGCCATACCACAAGGTTGAGAAAGGCCACCGTTCGGTGTACTAGGTATCACCCAATTTGAGGTATAATCAATATTCGGGTAAGTTAATGATATTTTATTGATATATGGATAAGTACCAGTCCAATTGGATACATAAATATATCCATTCCATATAGCCGAACCAGTTGGTTGAGTTAAATAACCAGGACTATTATTACTCGTTTTACTTTGCCAAACACCTCCAGTTCCATCGGTTAATGAAAATTTATACAAATTACCATTCGTAGAAGGAACATATAAATAACCCTGATATACTGAACTTCCACCAAAACCACCTCCAAAATTTGGTTGTGGCCAATTTAAATTAACTACTCCATTAGATAAATTTATTCTTGAAATTATATTACTAACATAACCACTTACATATAAATAATCAACATTATCCGCAGTACCTACACTAATTCCCATTAAATAGGAGAATCCACTCGCAAAAACACTACCGATTCCTGCAGTACCATCATTATTAATCGGTATTCTAACAATATTTTGATAATTTGTTACATACAGAGCACCATTATAAGCAACACAAGCATAATTAAAACTAAGACTAACATTTGCGTTAAGTGCCCAGTTGGAATTTGTAACTGTACCATTTGAATCTGCTTGAACAATTGTTCCTGAACTATTTGAAAAATACATAAAATTATTATAAAAAGTTAAAAAATTCACCCCACTATTGTTATAAGCTGAACCACTAGACCACAAATTTACGACTGGAGTATTTACTGAAGGCATATTTATATTTATTATTTATTATATTTTTATACCTTTGAATAATTAAACTTTTTGACTTTTATACTTTTGAATCCACAACTTTAATCCAGATTTAATTCTTTACAAGTACAAATATTTTTGCGCCACTTTTTTTACACCTTTGGACAATTAAAACGCCGACCAGTCGGCGGTTTATCAGTCACAAAGGCAACGGTTCCTAGGCTATTTAAATAGCCAAAGGTGTAAAAGTGGCTAAATCATTTGCCCCCGATTCCTCATTAAAAACTCCAGCAAAATACATAAATCTTCTTTTTGATACACATCTTTCGTATTTTCAACTGTAAATCGTTGTTCGCCTAAAATCAAGTTCAAGGTATCAACGGTTTTCGATTTCTTGGCTTGGTCGCATCTGGCGCCTAAATCCCGCTTCGCGCTTAAATCCCTCGTTTTAAAAACCAACGACTGATTATTTTTCTCATACCCGATAAAGCCAATGACTTTCTTCTTATTTTCAAAAGTAGGATGTAATTTTGCTTTTCCTTCTGCGGAATTCTCTAAATCTCTTAAATCTTCCGGTTCGGCCGGAGTCCATTGATTTGTTTTTGGATTTAAAACAAATACCACTGGACCCAAAAAAACAATGGCATCAAAATCATCTAGATGAATGATATTCCTCATAAAGTATTTTTTCACATACCATTCCAAAGAATTTCTCTCTACATTGGTTTTTAAAAGATAAATCATATTTAACAATTCAAGTCTTTGGGGTATCAATAACGTTTCAATAATATGATCGACTAAATATTCATTTAATTCTTCCCAAGAAATTTGGAAATCTCGGTTCAGATCCTTCATCATTTTACCTGTGCGTTTATACCAGCCATCGTCTTCTTTTAAAAACTCACTACCTTCTCCTTTGCCTTGTCCGTTCAAGATACTCTGAACATAGTCAAACCGTTCTCGAACCTCATTCAAGACCGTTTTCCGTTCTTTGATTTCAATGACACTTTCTTCCATATCTGAATCCTCAGCTACTTGTTGTACTTCTGCTTCTCCTTGTAATTCTGCTTCTCCTTTTCTCACGCCTTCGGCTTTTAAATCAAACCGAATCATTTTATGTTTGTAATCAATTGGGACAGAACGGTCGAAAACCGAAATATGTTTGTCCGTTAATTCTAAAGGTTGAAATAAATAATACTCTCCAATATTTACTAAATAACCATTACGGTTGTATCGGTCTTGAATGACCTCATTTTCTTCAATCATTTGACTCAAGGCCGAATAAATTTGTATCAAAGAATACGCTTTCGGAACTTGGATGAAAGCAATCAATTCTTTTTTCACATAAAAAAAGCGTTCTCGCATCAACATTTTTACTTTTTGAATAATCTTGTCATTGTTCATATTCATAAAAGCTTCCCCATATGTACTTTCGTCGGTTTTCAAAGAATCCGCATCAATACCAGGTATACATTGATAATCACACGTCGCCATATAATCACACGCAGGCGAATAAGGTAAATCCCCTACTTTGAAATCCTGAATGACTTCACCATTCGAGAGAATCTGGGTAACCGGTTTTTTCATTATTTCAGCCATTTTCTCTTGCGTAAAATTTGTCTGGTCGTGATGGACAATACAATCCACTGCGGTTTCTTTCATCAAACGGGTTACACGACCGATTTGTTTTGCCTTATATTCGGCCACACGATACACATATAAATCCGCTGCCTCTTCTTGATTTTCTTCCAAAATGGTTCCATACATAAAAATCTCCACATTTCTTTTTTCAAAAGGAATGGCTTTATGACTGGAATTACGTACTCCACGACCAATAATTTGTTCCATACGATTCATATTATACCACGGTTCCAAAATATGGATTTGGCGAATGTATTTGAAATCAATCCCTTCTGCCCCGGTTCTTGAAATAAGGACCACCTTCACTTTTTTTCCGTCTTTGTTATCATCATTCGTTAACCCTTTTACTTCAAATTCATTGTCAGGAGAAAGGCGTAAATCTCCCGTAATCATTGCATAACGCGCAGGTAAAAAATCATTCCTAGAAACAGGTTGTTTCAATGTTCTTACATCGACCACTTCGGTAGGAGGCGTTTTAAAAAGCGGTTTTACATCTTTTCCATAACGAGTGAATCCCATTTCTTCCAATGCCAAGGCCATCGGTATTAGACCCGCATCAATATACTGAGAATAAATAAGAATGACTCCTTCGGCCACACCAAAATCATTTAATAAAGAATCACTGTTGTGTAAAGAATATCGAATGGATTCCAATACATTTTTTATTTTGGCACTATATTTCCCGATGACTGGTGGAGAGAAAAGACGCCCGTAATTGTCTAGGGTTGATTTCTTATATTCAAACGCACCTTTTTCAGGAGGGATGGTTGTTTTATCGACAAAATCCATCATACGCTCCAAACCTCGTTTACCGGTCAAATCGCGCGGATCGATCGTTAATCCGAGTTCCATTCGTAAAGAAGTTTGATTGGTTTCTTTACCTTCGGTGCCTTCGGTGCCTTCGGCACCTGTTGTTCCCTCCGTTCCTTTCGTACCTTTTCCGCCCTTTATAACAACTACTTTTTCCTTCTCTTCTTCTTGTCGTTTCTCTTGTTCCCGTTTCTCTTGTTCCCGTTCCTCTTGTCGTTTCTCTTGGAAACTAGTCAAATTCATTACCGTACTCGTTTTTATACTTTCGGTAACCAAATCTTCTGCTTCCGCCAATTCAGCAATGTTTTCCGCCAATTCTTCCGTATATTGATTCTCAGGAATCTGCCCAATGATTTCTTTCAGTCTTTCATTTGGATAAGAAATAATGAGACTTTCCAAAGGCGTCTGTAATAAAGTATATCCGAACTTGGCCATATTTAAAAAAGAACGCATTTCTCTCACTCGGCCCTTTTTAGTAGTCACATTCATATTTTTATTTTTCAAGTAATACAAAATATATCGGTAATCACAGTACTGACAAGCACCACAGTCACCACACCCCCCGATTTTAGTCAAATAAAGCGATAAGATTCTCTCGCGATTATCGTCAGGAATACGTTTCCCATTCATTTGGTATAATGGATAAGCCACCTCTGGAAACGTCGATTTGGGTGCAAACAAAGATGGATAAACGCGATAAGGAAACGTATACGGATTTTCACCACGAACAAAAGAGACATATCCAGTCAATTTACGAATTAAAAGCTCACGCCCCTCTTTTTTAAATTCACCATCGGCTTCAAAGACATCTTTGACCTCGATTTTGGCACGTCGATCATTCATATTCATAATGTTCATTAACCATACAATTTCCTTATAACTATTAAACATTGGAGTAGCGGAGAGAAAAAGCAAACGTAAATTACGAACGGCGGCGACCAAAATCTCAAAATTGGCCGCTACTTTTTTACTTTCGGCGTCTTCGGCTTTACGAATATTATGGATTTCATCAATCACAATGAGCCGGCCTTCGAATTCATTTTTTAAACGCAGTTTCGCTGCTTTATCTAACTCACCGGTTTTAAGAAGATTGGATGATACCTCTAGTTGTTCCTCTCGATTCACCGTATTGATAATATAATTGGCAAATTGTCCATAACCAAGAAATAAATACGAATGTTTAATCAGTGCTTTCACTTGACTAACGATTTTTTCTTTGGGAATACCGGGATAGTTCATTGGATTGACTTCTTTCAACAATTGATTTGCCACATAACCTTTAATCGACCAACGGTCATTGACTAAGACCAATTTACGGTCATCAAACATTTGCATACGAAAATTGTTTTGGACATTTTCAGAAGCGACTACAATGATTTTTTTATTGGAGCCTAAATTTTTCAAATATTCGCGCATTTCTTCGGTTACTCCGATGGCCGAATAGGTTTTTCCAGAACCAAGTCCGTGATATAAAAGTAAACTGTTATAAGGTGTTTGAAAAGAGAGAAAATTCCGGACAAATGCTTGATGAGGTTGGATTTCAAAATCCGCGTTACTCATTTGATCAGCGTATTCTTTAATATCAGGATGAATTTCACCGTCGTATTTGGTTTCTTGAAATTCCTTTTTTTCGGCGATTTTCACATTGAATTGAGGGTCATTGAATTCAGGATATAAAAAGGATGTATTTTCGCCTTCTCTCTCGTTTTCATTCAAACAAATACGGTCGGCCAATTCTCTTTTCAAAAGAAATTGATTACATTGTTTGGAATCCAAGTCGTTGTCACATTGACCTTGGTATTCGGATTCCAGAATTTGTTGCTCTTTTTCACAATGATTTTGATTTTTGGAGGAAATGTTGATAAAGTTTATTTTTGTATTCGTATCCATTTTTTGATTGGTTGTATTTTTCAAAATAGGATCCATCGATTCTTATATTATAAAGAGACGATATTCTTTTAAAACTTTATAAACATTTTGAATTAATTGTTTTTTTTCTAAATGATAAGGACGCATCGATTTTAAACATTGATCTAATGTTTTCCATTCCATTTTACTCACTTCGCTTGGTTGAAAATGGACAAAAGGTTGGTTATTTAAATCATCGAGTTCTTTAATAAATGCTAGAAAATATTTATGTTTATACGATTTATAATTCGTACCAATAAACGTTTCCTCAAAGGGTAAAACATTTTCAACAACACAGATATGTTCTTTTGAAATACCCGTTTCTTCTTCAAATTCACGTAAAGCGCATTCCAAATCCTTTTCTTTTTGATTACGGCGACCTTTGGGGAATTCCCATTCGGTTTCTATCCATTCGGTTGTACTTTCATTTACGAAATCTGCCAAAGTAATAAATTTGCCTTTTTCTTTTTCTTTTTCGCCTTCGCCTTCAGGTTCATAATCATTATATTTCTCTTCATTGATTAAAAATCCTTTTTTCAAAATTTCGAATTTTTTGGCGGAATGAATTTCTTCGTTTTTATATTGACTATTACTTGTAGTTCCCCACATTGTATTCCATAAATACTTGAAATCATTATTCAGAATCTTTTCCTTTTCGGGTAAAGACATTTCATTGATAATTCCTTGGACTTGTTCAATATGATAAGGAGAATATTTACCGCGAATCAGATCAATGTATCCAAAGCTGTCTTTTCGACGTATCATTAGAAATTCATAATCTTTTTCTTGTAAAATTTCTTCATCCTTTACATTTGTATTCGGTTTCAGATTCGTATTTGTATTCTTGAATAAAATAATACCATAACTGATGATAGGTAATTTGCATTGATAAAAAGAATGCCCTGGTTTCCCACAATTATTACATACATTGCTGTTCATTTGGTTATTTTCATTCACATTATGATAATGATAAAAAGATTGGTTATTTAAATATTGATTCACTTGATTCATTTATAAAAAGCTAAATATTACTTTAATCATTGCAATTATGTTTAAATGAAAACGTTTTTATATTTATTTCATTCAAAGGCGGTGTAGAAACGCCGAGTTTAGCGGCATAAAAAAATAAAAACAAAAAAATAATGTGTATACACATTATTTTTTCTTATGGATGAAGCCTTTACCACTCAACAGTGTGACCATAACATACTATTTTTTGTGGAAGAACATCAGAATTACTCATTTGATATCCACCACATATACTACAATTTACTGCTTGAAATGTTTGTTCACGAATAATTGTAAAATTACTATCTCTATCTCTACAAACTACATTTAAACTAGTAGTCCAATGTTCACAATGATCAGGGTCTTCATCAAATCCATCATTATCAGTATAATATCCATTATGTCTAAATCTAGACACTTGAGCATATAGAAATCTATCTACAATTTTTTGTTTATTTCTTCTCGTTTTTGCGGTTTGGATATCATAAAAACAATAACTTTTTATGATATCAAGCACGTCATAGCATAAAGAAAGGCGATTGATAGAAAGTTGTTTGGAAATATTCATTTTGATGATAAAGGATTGGATTGGATTAATTTAATACAAAAAAAAGAAATCATAAAAAATATTTCAATTTTTTACACCTTTGAACATTTACCCCGTTGAAGATTTTAATTCGCCTTTTAATGGCGGTTTTACATCTGTAAACCAGTGATACTTTAAGAACAAATCCGCACTAAATGTGCGGATTCAATTCTTCAAAGGTATAAATAAAAAAATTGAAATAAAAAGTAATTGAATATAAACAAAACTATATACTTAAAAAATGACATTTGAGATTGAAACATATTTGAATTCTTTATCCGAAGACATATTAACTATTAATATTGAATGTAAAGGCATTACTTCTTTGCCTGATTTAACCAAATTTAAAAATCTAATAGAATTAAATTTTTATAATAATCAATTAACTTCTTTAGCTACTTTACCGCAAAATCTAGAAATATTATATTGTTATAATAATCAATTAACTTCTTTGCCTACTTTACCGCAAAATCTAAAAGAATTATATTGTTCTAATAATCAATTTACTTCTTTACCTACTTTACCACAAAATCTAGAAATATTATATTGTTTTAAGAATCAATTAACTTCTTTACCTACTTTACCACAAAATCTAAAAGAATTAAATTGTTATCATAATCAATTAACTTATTTACCTAGTTTACCGAAAAATCTAGAAATATTATATTGCTGTGATAATCAATTTACTTCTTTACCTAATTTACCGCAAAATCTAAAAGAATTATATTGTTCTAATAATGAATTTACTTCTTTACCTACTTTACCACAAAATCTAGAAAAATTATTTTGTTTTAATAATCAATTAACTTCTTTACCTACTTTACCGCAAAATCTAGAAAAATTATATTGTTCTAATAATCAGTTAACTTCTTTGCCTACTTTACCTGAAAAAATACTAAATTTCTATTATCCTAATAATCCTATTTGTAATATATTGGATAATAATAGTAGTTTGATAAAAATAAAACAAAACATACAAACATTAAATCATTTTCGTTATTTATATTATTGTTTACAATTCAAAAAACAATTAAGAAAATGGTTATGGGAAAAAGTAAGAGAAAAACATATTAAGGATAAATACCATCCAAAATATTTATTGGAGAATTTAAAGGAAAATACCGATTTAGATGAATTTTTAAATAATTGGTAGTAGATAAAAAATATTTATAATTGTAAATTTTAATGAAAGTTCCTTTTTTTTATTTGACCCTATTATACAGACAATTCTAAAATAAAATATTCTTTTTCTTCCTCATATTTTTCATAAACCATTAATATTGGATGGTGTGCCAAAGATTCTCTCGTCCAACGAAACCCATAAGATTCGTAAAATAATACGGATTCTTCTGTTGAACTTAAAATAATTTTTATTTTTTTATCATTGTTATTGTTTGCATTTTCTTCTTTCACTCGTTCGATAAAATAATCTAATAATTTGGAAGCATACCCTTGATTCCTGAATTTACGTTTTGTACAAATCAATAAAATATAATATTTTATTTCATTTGTTCTTCGGTCAAAATATTTTCGATAAAGAAGGACCGCAGGACAATTAAAAATGGAAAATTCAAAATCCATACAATAAAAAGCAATTTTCACTTTTTCATCTTTTAATAAATGATTCGTGTATTTATAATGAATATCCCGGCAAGAATAGGATTGAATTAAATAATTAATAGATCTCTTGAAACTATCCGTTCTCTCGATTATTACTTCATCTGTTTCTTTATCCAAGATATTATTGATAATGTCTTCTGAATAAAAGTTCATAACTTTTATTTAAATATCTAGTTAATTATATTTTATTTGATTATTTAATTATATTTTATTTAATTATTTAATTATTTAATTATATTTTATTTAATTATTTAATTATTTAATTATATTTTATTTAATTATTTAATTATTTAATTATTTAATTATTTAATTATTTAATTATTTAATTATTTAATTATTTAATTATTTAATTATTTAATTATTTAAATGTTTTTTAAATCAATTTTTTCTTATTTTTCGTATTTTTCGTATTTTTCTTGTTTTTCTTAATTTTGTCCCCTTCTTTCCACCCTTTTTTAAATCGTATAATTTGAAATATTTCTTTAAATCACCGAAATTTATTCCCAAAGTACATATTTTCTCCAATTTATTACAAGTAGTATTATTGAGTATTTCGTTTTTTAATTCTGGTTCTGAAGAACCAACAATATAATTAGACAATAATTTCTGAAAATTTCGAACTTCCACCAAAATAACATTGTTATTTATCTCCATTTGAGTAGATACTTTATCGACTCCTTTATATTGAAACCAATCATAGAAAATTACAGTATCATCTTGATAAAGATTCGAATCATCATCTACAGGTTCTTCAAAAAACCGAAAATAAGAATCTAAGGAATAATACGGGTCTCCATACTTTTCATCGCCTTTTTTGATTTTATTGATTGAAGGTAAAAACGCGTTTTCATCCACTTTCGATGTATCATTTAATAATAATTGATTTAAAATATCCGGTTGTAAAATGATTTTACGAATCATTGTTGAAATCACATTATTTTGTTTTATTTTGTTTGTAGCAGAACCAGAACCAAATAATTCAGAAAGACATTTTTTCGCTTCTAGATAAAAATCATAATTACTATGTCTTGGATTAAAAAATAATGAATCCTTGAAATATATTATTTTCTGATTTTCTTTGGATTTATCTTTATTTTGACTTTCTTTTTCAAGATAAGTATTATAATAAACATATAATTTATATAAAATCAATCCTAAATAACCCTTGAATTGTTTAATCACCGTTTTATTCAATTCTGTTTTAGATATTTTCAACTTCGGGTTTCTCTCTTTTTCATTGTATCCATCAATCAATTGATCCACGCAATATTCGACCCTTTGTAAAATATCCATTTTTTGTTTATCGTGTTCAACACTACATTCAAAAGAAATAACCTTATTATAAATTAATTGTTTTAGAACTTGAAATATACGTTCGATATTTGTAGCAAAGGTCATTTGAAAAGTAGGACAAATCAAATCCATATCTAATTTATTTTTACTAATATTTGTTTGTAAGTAATATAAATTTTCTTTGCGACTTCGAAATAATATACGGTTTACTGGATTGGGAATAATTCTTTCAGGATAAGTCTTAATAACTTTTCCAGAATCATCCCGAATATCGATTTTATTGATGACTAAACTTCCTTCAATCTGTTGTAATTCATCTAAATGTCGCGTTAAATTTTGAATTAAATTTTTAAAAGTATCTAAAATAATATTTTCACTTTGCTGGGGTTTATAATAAGTAATAACCCATTCGACATCTGAGAAGGTACCACATTCATTATCATCAAAATAAACGAATTCAATATTATATTCTTTATCTGTTTTCGTATCAAAGTCGTTTTCTGTGTAGAATTTATATAATTTATTTTTTAAATTGGCAGGTACTTTATCTCCACAATAAGATGATGGATTGTTTAAATGAATTGGACAACATAATTTATTTAATTTCTTAGATAACATGGTTGATGCCATATCATTTGTCACTAAAAAAGAAATATTATTATCGAGTTTACCATCTTGGTCATAAGCATCAATATGCATTACTTCTTCTTTTCGAAGCCTATCATTATAATCTTCTTCTTCTTCTTCGTCTTCTTCTTCATCTCCGTCTTGACCACCTTGTTGATCCTCTTTTTTCTCTATATTTTGTGTATTACTATCTGTATTAAATAAAATTTGTTCGCCTTCTTCATTATAACCAGCCGTTAATTTTGCTAAAAAATCAGTTTCAACCTCATATCCAATACTTAAAATATATTTAAAAGCATTATGTTTATTGATATCACCGCCTTTATTTTTTCGTGATTTCATAAAACACTAAAATAAAAATATAGTTATAATATAAGTATATTTTTTAACTATTAATGAACAATATTTTAGAACCACAATCCATATCTTATGATTTAACGCCAATTTATGAAAATGATTGGAATGGTATCAATGGAGGAAATAAAGGTCGTAGAAGATTCGTATTTGGTGGAGAACCAATTGCCTCTGGCGGGTATGGTTGCGTTTTCAAACCAGCAATCCAATGTAAATCGACCCCGGGAAAAAGAATGCCAGGGAAAATTACAAAATTGATGTTGAAAAAATATGCGGAGAGAGAATATCATGAAATACATCGTTTTCAGAAGATTCTCTCTTCGATCCCCAATTATACCCATTATTTCCTTTTGAATGATTTTACGTTATGTGAACCAGGACCTTTAACAAACGAAGATTTACAGAATTTTAAAAATTGCCGGGCTTTATCTAAAGACAATATCAATGAAAAAAACATTAATCAATCCTTGGACAAACTTTTAGCACTTACGATGCCTGATGGTGGAATCGCCGTGGACGATTACATAAGAAAAATCACGAAATATAGTGATTTTATCGAATTGAATTACCGACTTATCAATTTACTAAACTACGGAATTATTCCGATGAATCATAAAGATATTTATCATAGTGACATTAAAGATTCGAATGTTTTGGTACAAGAACAAGAAGTAGGTAATAAAGACAGTTTATATACCCGTCTCATCGATTGGGGAATTTCCGTCGAATATCAGCCGAACGGTAAATTCCCCGATTTATGGACCAATCGACCTTTTCAATTCAATACGCCCTTCTCCACCATTTTATTCAGCGACCTGTTCAAAGAAAAGTATGCGGAATTTATGAAAGCTAATCCCGCAATCGATGCCACCAATTATAAAGAAGTAATTGGTGCTTTTGTCATTGATTACATTTATCTTTGGATGAAAAAACGCGGACCTGGACACTACAAAGCCATTAATAATATATTTTATATTCTCTTTATGGAAGATTTAAAAAATATGGAAAATGAAGATATTGAAAATGTCATTGAAACCAATTATACCTTGGTTTATATCAAGAATTATTTGACCGAAATCATCTATCACTTTTCCAAAGGCACGACCAAAGGCACGACCAAAGGCACCACCAAAGGCACCACCAAAAAAGGAAAAGGTAAAGGACTCTTCGATATGGAATCATATATCAATAAAGTATTTATAAAAATCATTGATGTATGGGGATTTATTTCTATTTATTTCTGTATTTTGGAAGAATTATTTGAGTTCCGTGATACCTTGACCAAAAACGAAAAGGAATTATTTGATAAATTAAAAAACATTATTCTAATCTATTTATATAATCCTCGTACAACACCGATTTCCATCTCGAAATTATCAAAAGATTTGAAAAGTTTGAATCAATATTTTGGTGAAGAAGTCAAATCAAAAAATGATACGAGTCATTTTTTAGTTTTAAAATCGAGTTCGACGAAAAAATCGAGTATCTCGAAAAAGAAAAGATTTCAAACTCTGGTGATGGTTACCACTACTACTAGTAGAAAGAAATATACACCATCCAGACTCCTTCAAAAAACAAAAACAAGAAAGAATAGTATGAATTTATTGAACCGTATTATTCGATAGAATCATTTTATTTTTCATAAATATTTTTTATAAAAGATAAAGATTGGACGTTAAATAAAAAGGTATAAAGATATTTATATTTTTTTAATAGGAAAAACAAATTCACAAATTAACAAATGTATAAATTAAAACTAATAAATTGGATTGATATGAATAAATTAAATTGGAATTTATTATCTGGAAATCGAAATGCAATACCTTTATTAGAAAAAAATCTCGATAAAATTAATTGGAATTGGTTATCAAAGAATCCAAACGCAATTCATTTAATAGAAAAAAATCCGGATAAAATCAATTGGTCTCTTTTATCAAGAAATTCAAATGCGATTCATTTATTAGAAAACAATTTAGATAAGATTGATTGGTTTCGATTATCATTGAATCCAAAGGCAATTCATTTAATAGAACAAAAACTTTATAAGATTGATTGGCATTGGTTATCAGCAAATCCATCAGCAATTTCTTTATTAGAAAAAAATCCTACTAAAATCAATTGGTCTGAGTTGTCGGTGAATCCAAACGCGATTCCTTTATTAGAAAAAAATCCTGATAAAATTCGTTGGGATTGGTTATCCGAAAATCCAAATGCCATTTCTTTATTAGAAAAAAACCCAGAAAAAATTCATTGGGATTCATTATCATTAAATCCAAACGCGATTCATTTATTAGAAAAAAATCAAGATAAAATTGATTGGTATTTATTATCAAGAAATCCAAATGCGATTCATTTATTAGAAAAAAATCCAGGTAAAATTGATTGGATTTGGTTTTCAGAGAATCCATCTATTTTTGAGTTTGAGTTTGAATTAGAACAAAAAAAATATAGAAGATTAGATGATAAAGTTTCTTATCTAAAAAATGATAATACTAAGATATTCATTGATCTTTTTTTGAAATAACTTAAAGTTATATTATTTAAATATTCAAAGGTTCAAATGAAATATAGTTATTTATTCTTATGCTTATCCTTGTTACCAATCAATGGAGAAAAATTTATCAAAAATATCAATATTCCTTCTTGTAGAAACTGTGTTTATTACAAACCGAATTATTTTAGTGAACCGTTAAGTAGATGTGAAAAATTTGGTAAAAAGGATATTATTACAGATGTAATTAGTTATGATTTTGCTGATATATGTAGACAAGATGAATCTAAATGTGGAAACGAGGGAAAATATTTTGAAGAAGAATCTAAACCAAATATGAAAATATGGGTTTACAAATTTAATCAGTTTTTTCCTTATACATTACCAATCATTACAATACTTTTTTTATTATTTTACATTCATTTATTATCGTAAAAATTGAAATGTTTTTTAGAAATAAATTGAAACATAATAACAAGATAATAACAAGATAAAATGATTTACAAATTAAGAAAAGATATCGATATTGATTTATTAAATTTGAGGTATTTAATAGAGAATCCTCATCCAGGAACAACAAAAATTATTGAAGAAAATTTGGATGAACTTGAAATGGAAGATTTCTATGATATGTTACAATATTCCAACTATATTCATCTAATTATGACAAGATTAAGTATTATTATGAATTCCTCTCAATTATCAAAAAACCCGGAAGCAATCCCTTTATTAATAAAATATCCTGAAATGATTAATTGGTTTATGTTTTCATTGAATCCACATCCAAAAGCGATGGAAATTATAGAACAAAACATAATCAAAGAACAAATTTTTATAAAGTATCCTGGTAATTTTTCAGAACATCCTGAAAATTGGATATTATTAGCTAGAAACCAATCAGCAAAAGCAATTGAAATAATTGAAAAGTATTATTACTACATAGAAAATTTAGACATTCCGTATCATTTAGAATTTTGGGAAGAGTTATGTAAAAATCAATATGCAATTCATTTATTAGAAAAATATCCTAATCATATTGATTGGGATACAATATTAGAAAATCCAAAAGCAGGTCATATCATTGAAAAAAATCTAGATAAAGTAAAAAACTGGGACCGTTTAGCTGTAAACCCAGAAGCTGTTCATATGATAGAAAAAAATTTACATAAATTATATAATTGGTGTGAATTATCTGGAAATTCAAAAGCGTTTTATATTCTTGAAAAAAATTTAGATAAAGTTGATTGGGTATCTTTTTCAAAAAATCCAAGTGCGATTCATATTCTTTTAGAAATATTACGAGAAAAAAAGAAAAAAGAAAGCAATGAAGAAAATAATTTAGAAAATCATCCAGAAGATTATAAATATTATGATTATTTGGATAAAGTGGATTATCAATCTTTATCAATGAACCCTGCGATTTTCGAGGTTGATCGCAATGGTTTGAAAGAAAGATGTGATATTTATCGAAAAGAATTAATGGAAAAAGTAATGCATCCTCGTCGGATGATTGCTTTGTTAGATCAAGAAGGGATTCAATTGGAGGATTTGGAGGCTTACTGGTAAGGTAGGGGGACGGAAGTCCCCCCTTCCCTACGGGATACCCCCTCCTTGCTGTTTTTAATAATTTTATCTAATTAACTCGGCGCAGGATCAACAACCATTTCTACAATAATATTTCGCGAAGCGCATAATATGATTGTTTTTTTTCTTTGTAGAAACTCGCGCGTCGAGTCAATCTCAATAAATAATATCCAACCAAACCCCGAAGGGAAAAGGGAGGGGTCATAGGGGAACCGTAGGTTCCCTTTTTTTATAACTATCTATTTTATAAAAAATAAAAATGAAAATGTTGACCAATGATCTCTACCTTTTTCTCCTGATTATGTTTACCATCAGTTTTCTGATTCAATATTTTATCATGAGTTGGGTAATGTCCAATTCCATCAACAATTTCAACCATAGTTTGGGAAAATTCTATTTATCTGTTTTAATGGGCTTATTTATGGTCCTAATTGAATTATTGATGGCTCAAAGTTCCGCAATCTTTTTATATTTGTTCATTATCCTTTTGATTGCTCTTACTATTTATTTTTATCGAAACCAAGTTTTTATTGGAGAGAAAGAATATTTAAGTGATATGATTGAACATCATTCGATGGCGATTTTAACAAGTGAAGAAATATTGAAAAAAACCGACAACGCCAAAGTTGCCAATTTAGCCAATCGTATTATTCAAGCCCAAAACAAGGAAATCCAAGAGATGCAACAATTATTATAAAAATTTGTCTAGATACTCGTGAACCAAGAATCCTTCGCCCTTAACAAAGAGGGGGTGTCCCCCTACTATGCAAAAATTATTGTAAAAATTTGTCTAGATACTCGTGAGCCAAAAATCCTTCGCCCTTAACAAGGAGGGGGTCGTAGGGGGGACGTATGTCCCCCTACAAAATTATTGTAATATAATCTAACCTTTATATATTATAACCGGTTTATTGTTATCTTGAATTAAAAAGATGAGATTAGAAATATTCGTACTGGGCTTGACAGCCTTTTTTGTTTATAATGCTTATCACGACGGAAAATATATGAAAATGCTTCTCTCTTTCAAGAAATATTATTCGATGATTTTCTACGCCATTGTAGGAATCAGTATTTATCTTCTTTTAAAACGCAATCCCGAAAACGGCAAAAAAATGCTTTATTATGCAAATAATATGGTGAAATATATGCCGATTGATAAATCAACCCTAGGAGTACTTTCGCCTATTTTCGATTTCACTTCTTCCTCTTCTGCTTCAGGGTCCGACCATTTAGGATTTATGGAAGGATTCAATGATATTGAATACCCTGGATCCCATATTCAGAACGCAGGAGAGAAACGAATTCTTCAATCAGGAAAAACGGGAACCAAACGTTCCGTGAGTGAAACTAAGAAAAAATATGTAGCTTCGCAACAGGAATGGAAATGCGGCGAATGTAACAAACAATTGAACGCGTGGTTTGAAGTCGACCATCGTGTCCGTCTTGAGTACGGCGGAGGAAATGACGTGGCCAATTTGGTAGCCCTTTGTCGTGAATGTCACGGAAAAAAGACTGCGATGGAGAATATGTAACGTATGTACGGTAAACGGCAAGACAAACAAAAAAAATTAATTCGAAAGAGAATATATAAAATGGTTTTTGGAATCACGCATAAAACTTTTGGATTAACGGAACGAAATTTATTTGGAGATTCTGAAAACAATAATGAAGACAAAGAAAAAGAAATAACCGATCTAAGTAATAATATGGTTACCATTATTAATAATCAAAATTCGAATATATTTGATCTAATTAAAAGCGATATTTCGAGCAATAAAATAACTAATATTCGATTAGATATTACCGACCTTTCCAAAAATTCATTCATGTATGACGAACTTTCTCTCTTTTCAAAATACCGCGAGTTTTCCCACTTAATTTCGGAAGCTTATTTTGGGAATATGAATTACAATTCCACCAAAATCGATCTTTTTGCGCTTTATTTAAAAGGGCAAAAAATTCTTTACACCGAATCGAAAACGTATTGTGAGCAATGTCTTTATTTCTTAATGTTACCCACTATTTTCATATCCTCTTTATGTACAGTGATTAGTGTCGGATTAAAAATGTATGAATTCGCACCTATTACAGTATCTGCACTTACCGCATTTAACGCCTTTTTATTAGCCCTGGTTACTTACTTGAAACTTGATGCGAAGGCAGAAGCCCATAAAACAACGGCTTATCAATTCGATAAATTACAAGCGGATACGGAATTTTTCTCTGGACAAGTTTTTCTCGTTTCCGAAGAAGGAGGAATCAAAGATTATGTCGAAGGATTAAGGAAAAAAATATCAGAAATCAAGGAGACGAATCAATTTATTCTTCCAGAAATTATTCGCCGAAGATATCCTTCCCTCTATTCCTTCAATATTTTCTCTCTAATGAAAAAATACAAGACTGAAATGACATTATTAAAAACCGAATTAATGATTCTTTATCGAGACATTGAACGATTGTTACCGAATGTACCGAATTCGATTTTGGAGAAAAAGAATAATACGATTAAAAAAATTATTATGTATCGAAACATTTCAGAAACGATCCGAAAGGAGATTTATAAAGAAATTGATTATTTTGAATCGAAACAACGAAACCGTTTCTTATGTTTGAGAACGTAATGGTCTTGCATTCTATTTTATTTGTATTTATATAATATATGAATACAAATCATATACAACCTTTAAAGAAAATATATACTATAAACCCTTTAGAAAAAGTAGCCAATCAAACCAAATCGGCACCAATTCTAGTGATGGCTGGATTCATTCTTCTCCTACTCCTTATTTTCATTTTGCGGTTACTATACAATGAAGGCCGATTATTCAATTATACTGGTTTAAACCAATCGGAATCAAGTGTGATTAATGAAATACTAATCAGTTTATCTATCGTTTTTGCTGTGTTTTTTATTCTCGTTTTGTTTTTTCCAGGCATTAAAGAATTCGGTGGATTCTTGACCGGTATTTCATCGTCTTTTGTTTGTATCTTTTATACTTTTTTCCTCTTATATTGTCTTTACAAGATTCCTACCAATACAATGACAAAATATGCATCTACGTTAGTTCCCTTTTTCCTTTTCTTGACCCTTTTTATTTTTTCAGGGTCTTTGTTCACCAGTTTTATGTCCTCTAGTAAAAACCCGATGTATGATCAAATCAATACAATGGTCTTATTTTTCTGTTTTATTACAACCGCGATTCTTTTTTATGCGGTAGACCCCGGAAATTATATTAGTTCAAATTTCGGGTATTTATCATTGATTAGTATGTTGATTGGTATTTTTGGGTTTGTCTATTTATTAATTCTTTTTATCGTTCCTTCCCAAAGTCAAAATACAAAATCGATCATTGATTCCATTCAATTGAATACAACCAATATGATTGGTGCCGCCATTTTCATCATTTTTTCATTACTCATTGGTTTTGGTATTTCTCAATATCCAGGCGGCTTTTTCTCTGAAGAAAATTTATGGCCTTCCTTAACCATTACGCTTTTATTATCCTTGGTTTTTTCAATCATCTCCATTTTTTTTATTTTCGCTTCTTCTTCTTCTACCACATCATCTACCAATTCTTTTATCAATGATCCAAAGATGGGATTGTTTAAAACTTCTTTATTAACCGTTTTCTATCTTGTAATATCCGCCCTCATCATTACTTGGCTGGTTATTGGTATTGAAGGATTCACTAAAAAATCGGGTATTCTTAGTTTTATATTAAATGTATTTTTAGTGATTATTTTATTGACATTTATTTACAAATCGCTTAATCCAGTAGTTCCTGGAACCAATTCAAGACGTGATCACGGTGGTTCTCTCCTTTTCAAAATGTTGTTTTATATTCCTTGTTTATTTTCCAATGGATTAGATACAGTCACACAAATCTTTACAGATAAAGATTCTTTTGACAAATATAGTTCCGCCATCTTAATCCTTCTTTTCATTGTCCTTTTTTACTCTTTAACAAATATCCAAAAGACGATTGACTCCAGTCCGATCATTAATGGAAATTTGAGAAATGGAACCGTATTATTATTAAACCCCATACCGTTGAATGTAAATAAAGCAATTGGTTCTTATGAAGATTTGAATAAATATACTCCATCTACTTCAGTAAAATATAATTATCAATATGCAATTTCTTTTTGGTTTTTTATTCAAGCGGAACCAGGACAAGGTATATATAATCAATATAAATCTTTGATGAATTATGGAAATAAACCGGATGTTCTTTATCGACTCTCCGATAATACTTTATTAGTAACGATGGAAAGGAATGGATTGAGAGAAGTCGATTTTACGGAAAACCAAGATTCGGTTCCTTTAGAAAAGATGGATGAATATGAAAATGACGGAATTTATGAAAACAGTCGTATTCTTTACAAAAGAAAGAAAATGCAACTTCAACGATGGAATCACATTCTTTTGAATTATGTCAATGGAACTTTAGATATTTTTTACAATGGAAAATTGGTAAAAACGGCCGTTGGTCTCGTTCCTTATATGTCTCTCGACAGTTTAACAATTGGTGATGATAATGGCATCCAAGGAAATATATCGAATGTTATTTATTACAACAAAGCATTAACTTTGGATAACATTCATACAATTTATGAATCCGTGAAAAATAAAAATCCGCCAATCTAATAAAAACCGTCTTTTTTCTATCCTTATTATATTAATGAATATTTTAGGTATTATTCTATTACTTCTTTTACTTTATATTATTTGGCGTATTTTATATTATTTATTCTCCAATCCTTATACTTTACAAACATTACAAAGTGGACAAACTGCTTCTACCGTTGCAGCCTCTTCTTTAGCAAGTAGTAATGGTGTTTCTTCTACGAATTTTGCCTATTCAATTTGGTTTTATATTAATGATTGGAATTATCGTTATGGAGAACCCAAAGTAATTTTTGGTAGAATGGGTAGTAAAGGAGAAAGTAATGATGCAAGTGGTAACTCTACTTCGATAAGCGGATTGAATCCTTGTCCTACCGTTGTTTTAGGCGCAATTGAAAATAATATAACCGTAGCACTAAGTTGTTATCCTGGTACAAATAACACGGATGTTCAACCATCGACAAGTGGTAGTAATTTCGTAGTTCATAATTGTAATGTTTCCAATGTACCCATTCAAAAATGGGTGAATATGGTATTGAGTGTTTATGGAAGGACCTTGGATTTATACATTGATGGAAAATTGGTTCGTACTTGTTTGTTACCAGGAACCGCCAATGTAAATAACAATGCTGATGTTTATGTGACTCCACAAGGTGGTTTTGATGGTTGGACATCTAAATTTCAATATTATCCAAATTCTTTGAACCCACAAGAAGTATGGAATATTTATAGTCAAGGTTATGGAGGACAAAGTTGGTTTAATAATGCTTATAGTGTACAAGTATCTCTTTTGGAGAATGGAACTGAACAAGGTAGTTTTACCCTGTAATCCACTTTTTAGAAAAAAGTGGAGCAAAAATCCAGTGAGAAAATCTTTGGGAAATCCTGTAATATAAATTCATTCGATTTTGCTCCACTTTTCCTAAAAGTGGATCAACACCCGCCACGTATACCAATGACCGCACACGCAATTCTTTTTCCCGCGTTTCCTGTAACAAGACTCATTTTATCTCCTCCCAAACCACAATCATCTTCATCTTGATGAATAATGAGTCCTCTGCCAATAATATTTGCCTTGGTTCCTCTTAGTTTAATGACATTATCGGTAAATGTCATTCGACACCTTCCCGATTTATCTCCTACAATATTTCCCAAATCACCCACGTGTCTTTCTCTCGCTCCTGGACATCCGTGATTTTTTCCATAAGGATTAAAATGGGCACACATACTTTCACATTGATTACTGATATCTCCTGCTTGGTGTACGTGAAACCCGTGTTTTCCATTTTTTTTTAATCCGGATAAATCAATGTCAATACGAATTCCTCCTTGTTGTAAATCTTCTGTAAAAAGAACGGTTCCTTTGATCTTTCCATCAAATACGGCAATACACGAAATCGGTTTTTTATTTGTTATATTGGACATTTTAGAATGTTCAAGTGTCTATATAAATTATGAAAAATGTTTTTATACCTTTTACACCTTCGCACATTTCAAGTGCGTGTTGCCTTTGCCACTCATAACCGCCCACAAAGGAATGTGCAAAGGTGTAAGAATTAAAATCTTCAAAACTAATAATGAGCTTTTTATTGGATAATAAAAAATTGAATTAGATTATATCCCAACTATTAGTACGAATATAACTTGTATTATCAAAGAAATGGACTTAACCAAATTATCAAAAACCGAACTTTTAGCAAAGTGTAAAGAACTTGGAATGAATAACTATAAATCCAAAAATAAAAGCGAATTAATTAATTTATTAAATCTTTGCAGTGAGCAAGGTGATATTAAGACAGAACCAAAAAAAAAAGTAGAATTAATAATTGATGATACTGATAATAATAATGATGATAATGATGATAATGATGATAAGAATTGTAATACAAGTGACTTTAATAACATAAATCAAATGATAGATGATGGATTATTGTTAGATTCTGAAAACATAAAATTATACAAAGGAGATTCTTTAAAAATGCTAGATAACATAAAAGATAAATCAATACAATTAATATGTATTGATCCACCATATAATATTGGTAAAGACACTTGGGATATAATTGAAAATTATAATGATTTTATGATGTCAATCATAAAAATTCTTGAAAAAAAATTAAAAGATAATGGTAGTTTCTTTATGTTTCATAATGATATGCAAATGATAAGTGAATTAATGGTACATATTAAAAAGGAAACTAAATTTATATTTAAACAAATGATTGTATGGAATAAGCGTTTTGATGGTTCACCTAAAAAAGGATTTATGGATGGGTTTGTTGTTAAAAATGATATGCATAATTTTAATAAAATGACTGAATACATTTTATTTTATACATTTGATAATTCATACAAGTTGGAAATTAAAAGAAAAGAATTGAATGTCAACCAACTAACTATATCTCAAGAAATAAAGAGTAAAACAGGAGGTTTAACTGGTTGGTATAGTAATCTAGAAACAGGAAAAAATATGCCAACCAGAGAAACTATAAAACCTATTGAAAAACATTTAGGTTTAAAGTATGAAGATATTGTGCCAAAATTTAATAATAAAAAGACACATCATAGTGTATGGAATTATGATATGGCTAAGCGTTGTAAAATACATATTACTCCTAAACCACTAGATTTATTGAAAAATATTATTTATCATACGACTGACGAAGGAGATACAATATTAGATTGTTTTGCTGGTTCTGGAACAATGGGTTATGCATCATTAGAAACAAATAGAAAATGCATATTAATAGAAAAAGAATCAAACTATTGTAATTATATAAGAGATGAAATTAAAAAATATACATAATAATTTTATTTGTGATTCGTTAGTTAGTTAGTTAGTTTTTAGTGCGTGCGGATTTGTTCTTAAAGTATCACTGGTTTACACATTTAAATTTATTTTTTTATACAATTACATATATACCTACCTTTGAATATAATTAGTATTGATTAAGGATTTGTTTTAATTCATCAATCCATATATCTTCTGTAAATACTCTTTCACCAATAATTAAGTTTCCTCTTCGTGACATTGGAATTAAATTTTCCCCGCGAATAGAGACATATTCTTCTGTTCTTGGGTAATTATGACCAAGTTGAATATCATTCTCCGAAATATTTACGCGATTATCTCTTGTAATATCGGATAGGTCAGATATTTTTATAGTATTTTTCTTAATAACACATATACTATATCCATTATTGTCAAAAATAGTTCTATTAAAATTATTGAATACTAAAATAAGATGTTCCTTATTTTTATTTATCATCAATAAAATATTTTTATTTGTCTCATGATCGATATCTAAATGTTCATTCATACCTTTGGTATGAATCACAAAAGTCATCCAATCTAAATATGCTTGAGCTAATAATATCGGTGTTGAAGCGTCTTTTAATGGAATTGCACATTTTTTTTTTATTTTTTTGTCTCTTATTTTTTTTTCATTTTTCGAAGAAATAACATTTTTATATAATCTAGAACATCTATTTTTACATACATAATCGTCATTTCCAGGCGTACTATAGATAGCCAAACTTACACTACTTATTAATTTTTTTATTAATTTTTTATTAGTAGGAGTAATTTTAAATAATTTGTTATAATTGGTAGAACATTTTCCAGTATGTCCTACTGGTAGGACACATTTATGTTTAAGATTATTACGTTCACTCATTTTATTTACATTTTTCATATGTATATCATTTGAATCATTATATTTAGGACCGGAACTTGTATCTTTCATACACATTAAAGATGAATAATGTGAATTATTTTCATAAATTTTTATTGAATCCGTAAAATTTTTATATACATTGTCATTGTCATTGTCATTATCACTGTTACTGTCATTGTCACTGTCATTATCACTATCATTGTCACTGACATTGTCACTGACATTATCATTATCATTATCATTTGTATCAATTATTTCAGGTTTAGTTTCCATTTCTCGATTGTATGATAATACGTATTTTATTTATAAAAACCAATTCAATTTTTTATAAATAATTTAATAATCCCCCTACTTTTTTAAAAGTGGATATATATAGTATAATCATTAAATATGTTTGGAAATAATAAATCCTCTTATAATCAATTTTCAGCCGATCGAGGAAGTTTTAGTAGCAAAGACTTTTTAGAATCGAATACATTAGTTGCAAAATTTGTTTTTCTTATTTTAGTCGTTTTTCTATTCATTTTATTACTTCATTTTGGTACCAACTTTCTCAGTTGGTGGTTTTCCCCAAGTACCAGTCCTATGTTAATTAGTGGCGCCGTTCAAGCAAATCAACTCATTATTATTCCCCAAGACCCAAGTTCCAATCATAATATCCCTATTTTAAGATCACAAAATCAAACGGATGGAATTGAATTTACTTGGTGTGTATGGATTTACATTAATGATTTGAATCCTTTAGGACAGTATAAACATATTTTCTATAAAGGAAATGACAATTTATTATCCAATGGATTGAATTATCCAAATAATGCTCCAGGACTTTATCTTGCACCTGATACCAATTCTCTAGTAGTAATGATGAATACCTATAATAACATCGATGAAGAAGTTACAATTCCTGATATGCCATTGAATAAATGGGTGAATATTATTGTTCGATGTCAAAACACAAATTTGGATGTTTATATCAATGGTATCATTACACGTAGTATTGAATTAAATGGTGTACCCAAACAAAATTATGGAAATGTATATGTTGGAATGAATGGCGGTTTTAACGGTTTTATTTCCAATTTACAATATTTTAATTATGCTTTACCTGTGACAAAAGTGAATGGTATTGTAAATGGAGGTCCAAACACTACACCTTCTACCACAAATAATTTATACAACAAAAATGCTAATTATTTGTCATTACGCTGGTACCTCTAAGGGGAACCTACGGTTCCCCTTTAACCCCTCCCTTTGCCCTTCGGGGATATAATTAAGCGCGGGCTCTACAACAATATCCTACAATAATATTATTTTGCGATGCTTAGCAAAGAATAATATTATTTTCTTTTTCTTTGTAGATACCCGCACGCCAAAAAAACACTTATTTTTTATCCCCGAAGGGAAAGGGAGGGGGTCTACCGTAGGCAAGGGGGAACCGTAGGTTCCCCTACTTAAAAAGTTGGATAATATAATAAGAACCATCTCTCGAATGTCTTGTTTAGGACCTGGTTATCAGCCGCAACCTCCTCGCGCCTGGAGTCGTGTTCAAAATCGATGTTCTTTAGAAACAAATTACTCTGACCAAAGTTATATTCCACTTTTAAAAAAAACGGTTCCCTCTGTACAAGTAGCTTATGAATTAGATGTATTAGCTAAGGGAAATATTTTACAATATAAAAAAAACAGTTCCAACTTAACCAAACAACAACGTTATTCACAAATTGCCAAAGGATTATGGACCAATCGTACAAAAACCTGGGCGACTCAATCACAAACTTATAGTAATCCGAATACAACCAGTTTACAGCGTGTTGGTTATATTACCATACCAAATACCAATCAAAATTTAAATCCAGTTCCTTATTGTTCTAATGCCGATATTAAAGATGGAGGTTCCCTTATTTGTACTCGAACAGTCAATCCTTGTACGGACGAAGTCATTGCTATCACCAAGGTACAAAGTTGTACACCTACGAGTGCGTCCGACGTACCCGGACCCATTATTCAACTTTGTTATAACAATGGATTACCAACCTATTATCCAAAACAAAGATACATAATGACCAATAGTACCAATAAATGGCCAATTAATTACAAATTATTTCGTAGTGCAAATGCGATTCCACAAGAACGTTAAACAGATGAAACGATTAATGAGTATGGATATAATTGATTTCTAGATATACATCGTCCAAATGACTCAATTGAGGATTATCCTTTCGATATTGGTCTCTAGAATAATCTGGAAATTTATCCTTGATATGAAGAGGTCGATTTTCACGGATACCATATTGAATCACGTGTCTCGCAATTTCATCTTCCGTATTTAAAAAAGATAATTCCGGATTTAACGCTTTGTATATGAACAAATTTACACAAGTTAAAAGATAAGTTTTTAAAATCATCGATAAATATAGAGATGGTAAGGTATGATCGACTATTTCATTAAAACGTTGATGAATACTTTCGTCAAATATATTTCGTCGATTTAAACTGTCGGCATTTCCACGATAATGCTTTTCATTACAATCTTCCAAGGATTTAAATGTATAATGATTAATTTGAATCATATCGATGGTATAATTCTTATTGAAAGCAGAGATAACGATATTTCCTTTGGAATCAACAATTTTATCTTGATCCTCTACAAAAACATAATGAGGATTCTCCATATATTTGAAATATCTGGTTCTTACAATCGTCTTGATATGATCATCTTGACAGGAAGAACAATGTCGATAGTTATCTACTAAAAATCCGCATTGTTTGAAATTATGAAAACTTGTTCCAAAAAATACCCAATTAATTACAATGGCTTGAGCATATTCTCTCTTTTTTAAAAAATTAACCAAGGTATCATCTACTTTAGGTAATATATATTCATCCCCGTCTACAATAATTAACCATTCCGTATTTTTACCATAATTCTTTACACAATCGTTATATGCCTCCATTTGTTTACATTTTCCAGGATAATCAATGATGGTACAGTAATGTTTATAAAAGAAACTATTTAATCTTTCTTTGATTGGAAACGAACTTTCATTGTCATAAATGTAAAAATGCTGAACGCCTAATAATGTATAATAAATAATGAATTATTCTAGATTACTTTCGTCTTTGATAATACAACACAACGATAAATAATACATATATAATAGATGTATATGTTTTTGATATAAAAAATTTTATTTTAGTTGTCTTTACTAAAATAAAAAACAAGCACCATGTGAGAATCGAACTCACGATCTATGCATTACAAGTGCATTGCTCTACCATTAAGCCAATGGTGCATAAGAATCGAACTCACGATCTTATTGATCTACCAGTTGCCGGAAGGAACAAAGTTCCCTACTATACAACAATAGTATTTCTTTAAGTTGTTTTTTCTTCTATATCTTTTTTCTTCTTCAAATACTTTCGTGTAAACATTTTTCCTTCTCCTCCACACATACTTTCACTCATTCTTGCTGTACTACAATAACGATAATCTTCAATACTCTCACCTGTTACTAAAAAAGAGGTGTCTTCTCGAAAAAACAAAGCACATTTACCAAATTGAATATTCCCATTATTGTCGTTTATGAAATGTTTACAATCAACACAAAATTTTGGAGTTGGTTTTTTGATGGAATCAACCAGTGACGACAAAATAAAAAAAAGAAATAGAAACCCGTTCATTGTTATTGTATTTTACAAAAATATATTTAAATCCTTTTGCCAGTCCACTTTTCCAAAAGTGGCTAAGTGGCTTTAAACTCGCAAGTTCGGATTCACACAGATTTCACTAGTAGGAAAAATATCCCCGGACATACACATTTGATTTTCTCCTACTTTGGCACACGTTCGCGTTCCATTATCATCGCCAATATAACACCAACCCGCTTTTCCAAAATTCTTTTGAATGGGACTCACTGAATCATCTGCACTATAATTTGAACCTTTTGCACCATCTTCCAATGCATTTTGAGTATTGAGTGCTCGATTGAGAGAATTATTTTCGGTATTATTAGAAGGTGTAATGGTTTTACTCAAAGGAACCCCTTTTAAATTCACTGTTTTTTTAATAATCGGATCTAACACCTCTTCCGCAGTGTTGTCAATGGAAGTTGATATATAATTCACGTCTTTACTTACATTATCAATAATTTCCTTGGTTCCTAAAGCAGATACCCCGACTACATTTCCTAATCCATCGGAAAGATGAAAAGTACCCGTATATTTTTTTATTATATCGGCTAGACTCTGAAACCAATTGGCAGCGTCTTGTGTTCCTACTGCTAAATAAGAAAAAATATTTAATCCTGAAATTGCTAAGATAAGAATAATAAATAAACCGACTCCTAGAATTGACCAGAATCCCCAAGAAAAAGAATCGGATACTTCCCCATCTCCACTAAAAGGGATCGAAAGTACTTCATCGGATGATGATAATAAAGAATTACTTTGATTTTCCATTATAATAAAAATATAAATTATTTTTAAGGGGGGTACCCCCCCTTATGATCTCCCGATCCTTGTTTTAAAGGGAGAGGGGTACCCCCCCCCTTATGATCCCCCGTTCCTTGTTTTAAAGGGAGAGGGGTACCCCCCCTTATGATCCCCCGTTCCTTGTTTTAAAGGGAGAGGGGTACCCCCCCCTTATGATCCCCCGTTCCTTGTTTTAA